GTGTTCCTAGCATCAACTCTTGTTTAAATGCTGTACACATTGCTTGTGCGATTGCCATTACAGTCTCCCAATAGCGTTTGCTAGTTCCAGTTGTCCAGCCTCACGGACCTTGGCGCAAATACTAGCACGTTCTTCCTTCCTAGCCAACTCTATATAGTATTGCGCTAGATTCCTTACTTTATCCCTAAAAGCCTCAGCTTGTAAACGAATAGGTTCTGGAGCATCATCAGAAATATAAATAAGTTTAGTAGCCAACATCTCTGCTATCTGGTCATTAGATAAGCCACCGTTTTCAGAGGTCATTATATTAACAGCCCCTACACTCCCTACATTTAAATCAAACATTATCATGTCTCCCAAAAATAATTGGGTTGTTTTCCACTGGTTCTGGAGGTTTTACCTCAGACTGTCTTGTTATGACCAGTCCCCCCTCTTTTACAGTTTGTACTAAAGGATCATCTAATCTATGATAACCATAGAGTTTTTCATTTTCAGGCACATTTGTATCTAGCAAGCTAGAACCATGAGCTACTTCTAATTTAATACCTCTGGTTGCAGCTATCGCACACCAAAACTCTACACAAGCCCTACCTGATTCTGCCATATTAACATTTTTGTAAGTATAATCTATTCCGTATAAACAAATCTGAGTGGCTTTAATCCAAATAGCATACGCGACAGCATACGCAACAGTATTATTGAAGTAACAATACCCAAGATCTGTAGCGACTTCTTTAAGAGGAAATAATTCTAGGTTCTTAACTCGTTTATCTAACTGACAAGTTATTATGGGTTTTTTGTTTTCTTTTAAAAATTTACGAGCTATACCTGTTTGGGTTCCCGCATTTTCAGTATCTAAAAACCGACTTACTGGATCCATCATAAACGTCTTATCAACGTGTATAACACCACCTATGCAATTTATGCCCCATATTTCATCAAATTCTTGTGAGGTTATTTTTGCGGAAACATAATCGGAAAAACTACCGCCAAGACCTACTATAGCTATTTTCATGATCTTGCCCGATCGGGTAGTCCTCTTCTATAAGCATCGGAATTCTCACGAGCTTCTGCAAGGTCTTTTATTCTACCAATGGCCTCCGCAAACCTACCATTGTATAAGTCCAACATATCTTTTTCGCCCTTCATATAAGTATATGCTTCAAACAAGCTGCCGTATAAGATGGCATTAGGCGCATTTTCACTAACCCACGTTAAAGTAGTATCAGCAGAAGTTGAAACTACTGTTCCAGTAGCTCCGCTAGTACCGCCTGTTACTGTCTCGCCAACTGTAAAAGACCCTGTTGGGATAACCACAACAAATTCTGTAGCTGAAGTGATTGAGTTAATAGTTGTGCTTTCCGCACTTGTGCCACCTGTTATAGTTTCATTATTAACAAAAGTTCCACTTACATTACTAACTGTAAGACTGAATTTACTATCTGCTAAACTAACAGGTCTATAATAATAATGGATTTCTGTAGAAAAATTAGCGTTCGGTGTTGGAGCAATTATAAAATTGTTTACATCGTATGCTGCGTAATATCTCGGGATACCAGTTGCGGTACTATCTGGATAAGATTCTTGTAGAAAATTTACATCTTTTTGTAAGAGAAATACTTTAGAGCTAGAGTTTTCAACAGAAAGACTAAAAGAAGCTAAATAATCAGAAGGCACTGCCATAAATTGATTACCAGAAGTCATTGCCCCAGATGCATTTTTACGGAAATATTCTAAATCTACCGTTGAAAAAATACGTTGCTCTGCTGATTTAATAAACCTATCTAGATTAGAAACAAAACTTGTTTCATTATTGTCGGTATATTCTTGAATAGAAGATTTTAGCTGTGTGTATGTATAACTCATGGTGTGTTCGCCTGACCGCCCATGCCACTATGATTTGTACAATAGTAGTACAATGTCGGAGCTCCAGAAGCTACTGTTATTTGAGTATACGCCCCTGAAGATCCTGGAGAACCGCTTGTGGTAACGCCTGTTGTGTACTGTGAGCCTCCAGCCCAAGTGCCGTTAGAAGTTGTAGAGAGCCTTAAAGGGTGACCAGAGTTACTGCTATCAGATTGGTCAAATCTATACGTACTGCCCTCTGACAAACTGACGGTATCTTGCCTAACACCATCAATATAATATTTATTAGCCCCATAATAAGAAGCAACTGTAACGGTATAAGTAGCAGCTATAGATGTTCCTGTGCCTGATGCTGTAACGGTTCCTATTACACCTGTTCCAGAAACACCTGTAACATCTTCAGTGACAGGTGTGACAACGTCCCCACCCAAAGTTACTGTTCCAACCCGAGCAAAAAGAGAAGGCAGAAAAGGTTCAAGTGAAAAAGTGTTTGAATTAATCACAGGGAAAGAAACGGTGACGCCAGAAACTTCCCTAATATCTGGGCGAGGTTCATGCAAAACCTGTGGCTCAAAAGGTACTTTGCTAGGCTCAAGTTGTGGGTGCTTTGGCTCAAAACAATCAGGACATGTTTTTAAGCCTGTCCACTCTTTTCGCAGTTTTGGGTAACGATACCTTTGACCGCACCGATCACATATGGCTAAAGACCTTTTACCAGAAGCATATCTCATGATATAAACGTATAATAATCTCTACTTGGTGTTAGACTTAATGTGGCTCTATCACGATCTTCAGAAGCTGCTCTTTCAAATTCTTCTTCATACACAGCTTTTAATATCTGTATTCTATCAGGGGCTTTTTTCAAAGCAATGTAATAAGCTAGCCCAGCCGCTAAACAAGGATAGAATCTAAACGGCACATCCAAAGTATTGATTGAACTATCTGCATCGTCCATTCTCACTAATCTATCAAAAACAAGTGTGTACGTACTAACACTATCAGGAGTAGGCCAAAGTTTTATAACAGGGTTAATTTGTCTGTCTACATAAAACTGAGTAGGTCTACCTGTGCTATTTTTATTAGTAATACTAATGTAAGCATCCCTACTGATTCTACTTAAAGATATATCCGACTGCGTTGCATCACTTCCTGTTCTTATAACTGCGCTAAGAATATCAATCGTATCAGCACCAAGATTATAATTAGGTGTGCCAGCCGTTATACTTTGAGAAGTTTGCGTCATAGTCCAACGGTTTAAACCTCTGTTTGCCCAATCTGCTAACATAAGATTCAAAGAGCGAGTGGCTGTTCTAAGGTCGTAGCCTGTCCTAACCTCTAAGCCACAACGCTCAAAAGCCTCTTCAACATAATCAGCTACGTCTAGCTCAAAATCGTTGGAACCTGAAACAGCCATTTAGCTCTCCTATGAATAAGGACCTTTAATTACCTTACCGATCATATCTTTAACTCCAAGACGCCCATCTTGTACAGCCTTGAACGCATTGGATACATCAGCAGGGGTTTTGCCGCCAGCCGCGCCACCTTTGGACTTCATCATGCGTTTACCGCCCATAGCACCGCCTTTGGACTTCATCATGCGTTTACCGCCCATAGCACCGCCTTTGGACTTCATCATACGCTTGCCACCTTTGGCATTACCCTTTTTCTTCATCGCCATTTTCTTGTTCCTCTTCAGCATAAAGATTATCGAATATCTGATTCACATCCATTGTATAGTCTAAATCAGATTTTGAATAGTGTATGTGTTGAGAAGGTTTAAAATCAGGTGCGCCTTCACCAGTTTCAAACCATGCTGGGTGCGTGACACGGACACGATTGTTAGGCAAAGCCACAATATTACCAGTCCATTGACCAGCATCTAAAAGCTCCAGCACATGGCTTTGTTTATGTTGTGCTGGATCATCTGCTATTTCGCTATCTGTATAATCTACGGTAAAGTAATACTTAGCAGGAAAAAATTCACCATCAATTTTTGCCATCCATGGGCAAGGTGTAGCTCTATCTATCTTGTATACAGAGTGGGTATGAGACATACAATCCCAAGGTTGAGCAGCATGAACAGGCATAGGATCAGGCCACTCATCAAAAGGCGTATCACCTACTAAGGCAGTTATAGGCATCCTTGCCCACATAGCTCCACCATGTACATTAGGCTCATCATTCATGTCTGCTTCACACCCTGTAAAAATAACCTGAAAACTCAAACACCTATTTGGCATCGTGGTAACAGCCACAGCCATAGCATGTAAAAATTCACCGTGATACATTTCATGATTATGTGTGTACTCTCTTCTTACCCAACATTTAAAATAAGGTACGTTACTTTGTAAATAGCTCATGTTTTGTTTTTAGTTTCCTTTTTTGGTTTTTTCCCTTTACCAAAAATATGAGCATCTACTTTGGCAGCTTTTCCTCCTGTTAACACACTGTTAACCCGCGCCATAGCCCATTGATTTGGTGATGTTCCAGGACGGTGGCCTGTCCTGTAAGCAGCTAATCCTTTATTATATACTCTAGCTAATTGACCAGCGGTAACTTTTTTACCCTTTTTTCGGGCGGCTTCTGCTTTTGTTGCTAGAGACTTTTTTGTTGCTGCGCTTAATGCCATTAGATGTTCCTTTCTTTTGAAAAAAACTTTTTATCTTTCTAATTAACTTTTCAATCTTTTGCTTTATTTTCTCAAGCACTGGATTTGCCCCCAAACATTTTTTTGAATTTTTTAGTATGCACGGATTCTTTGGTTTTTCTTCTCTTGCCGCGCTTATCAAAATCACTTGGGAAAACATAAGCTGAAGGATCCTTTGGTGATTTTTTCCTATTACGTTCTATTTCTTTTTTCTTTTTAGCCCTGTCAGCAGGACTAAGACCAGATAAATATTTAGCTGGTACTTTTGGGGTTTTCTTTCGGCTGGCAGGAGCTTTCTTTATTTGTTGAGCCATACTACTTCTGTTCAAAGCCATTACAACAACCTCGGGATTGCAGCAGCCGCTATGATTAAAACGGCTATGCCCCATAGCCTCATATCTAATTTATCAAGTTGTTTTTGTATTTGAGCGTACCGAGTACTGCAATCTGCCTCGTGTTTTTCTAACAACTTTAATACATCATCTGCTTTCATTACCAAGCCTTACATGACCAATATCGCGCACTGAATTTATCTTTAGCACTAGCACAATTATGACGAGCCCTAAAAGATTTACGCCTCGCGGGGATATCTTTTTTAATACTCATGTTGGGATCACCAAACCTTACAAGTTTTATTTGATCGCCCTTTTTAGCTAACACTGCTGATTTTTTCTTAGCTCCAGGAGTGCGCTTCGGTTTGTTAAATCCAGGAAAAGTTTCCCCTCGGTATGATATTTTACCAGAAGGGGTTCTTTTTACATCTTTTGCACTAGGCATTATGACAAAAATACTGTGATAGAATCAATAGCCGTTAGGGTAGTCAAGGTAGGGCTAGATGAACATCTAATACCTTCATCAGGAACGTATATTGAATCTGTTTGATCTGTTGTTGAAACAATATCTAAAACAGTTGCACCCGAAGCACCGTCTTTAATAATAAAAGCGGGGGAGCCTGAACCATTAGTTTTTATATACACACCTCTGATCCTAGAAGGACCAGCAAAGAAAGCACCTGTTGCAGTTCGTGTAATAGCTTTTACGTCTGAGCCAGCCATATTATTCTCCTTTTAAAAAGAGAGGGGCTAACCCCTCTCTATTGCACACTAAGCAATTTGAATATACTCAATGATAAAGGTAAAC